GTTATGGTAAGACAGGAAAGGGATTTTTAAAATTAGGTGAAGATGATATGAGTGAAGCTCAAAGAAACAGGCGTGGTAGCTCCAGAAGAGGTGGTAGAAGTGAAGAACAAGAAAAGCTCTTCCAAGAGGTTCAAGCGGAAAGAGAAAGACTCAATTTACTTAAGAAGGAGAGAGATGCTCAAAAGGATGCAGTAGATGAAAGAATGAAAAAGGAGCTGGAAGCTCTGAAAGAGAATGCTGATTATTACACTAAGAAAGAGGTGGGTCATGGTAGAAAGAAGAGAACTGCTTTTGTAGCTACAGAAGAAGGAAAGGCAAAAGAAGAAGAAATTAAAGAGCAAGGCAGGAAAGAAAAACTCAGATTGAATTTGCAAGCTCGAATGGATACTCTGGATACTCCAGAGTTCAGGCAAATGGTGGAAGAGGCGAATATTACTGACCCTGAGCAAATTGAATTCACCAAGTGGTTAATACTCACTCACGGGGAAAAATTGATCTCTAACCCGGCGATTGCTGATGATCCAAAGGAATATTCTAAGTTCTTAAAAGATACTGGAAGACCTCCAGGTGGATCAAAGCCGGAAGTCACACCAAAGACTGAAGAAGAAAAGGTTAAACCAAGAACTCTGACTGAAGCTGAATTTACTGAGGCAAGAAATAATGCTGACATCCTTGATGAATATGATGATGAAATTGGAAATTCAAGAAATTATGAGGAGTATTTGAAATCAAAGGGTCTTCTTTCCCCTGGACCTAAGAATGATAAAAAGATGGGAGTGGATGCAGAAGAACTTCCAATTGCTCCAGTACAGAAGACACAACCAGTCCCAGATCCTCCTGGAGCAACTGATAAGGATGATGTGACTGTTGTGCCTGGACCAGAAGCTGGTCCCAACGCATCGACTGCTTCATCTCAACCAGCAGCTGATGTTGCCTTCTTCTCGTCTGAGGATACTGGTAATGATTCAATTCTTGGTGTGAAGGGTCTCTATAATGTAACGGCGGTGGCAACATGATAGGAATGGTCCCTGGGAGTTTAGCTAAAGGTCTTCTTGGTGGAAGTGCCAAGAAGTCTTCGGTGCAGGGTGCAAGTCGAGCAATCGTCGGACAAACCAAACAAGACGGAGAAGAACGAGCGAAAGAGAAACCAAAGGCAATTCCTGTAAAGAGATCATCTCGTTCATCAGGTGGGATGAGTCTGGCTAAATTCACAGGAACATCTAGGCCTGAGGAGAAAGTTGAGAAGATTCAAGTCGAAGAAGAGGGAGATGAAAAGGTTGCATCTTCTTTGACATCTCTGGACAAAGCCACAAAGTCTCTCAAGGAGTCCATGGTGGCTCTTGTTGCCTTTAGGAGAAAGCAGGATAAGGAAATAGAAAAAGAAGAGAGAACTGCAACGAGAGAAGCAAAAGAGAAAGGGTTTGAAATTGGAGTTCCTGGGTTCGTTCGCAAAGCCGTACAACCACTCATCAATAGGACGATGGATTATCTCAAGAATATTCTGATTGGTGGAATCATTCTTGCCATTGTTCAGAATCTTGAGAAGATCATTGATTACATTAAAGAACTTTGGAATGAAACTCTTAAACCAATTTTTGAATGGATGAACAAATGGATCTTCCAACCAATGTGGACTGGTTTGAAGTGGATCGTGAATGAAGGAGTTCCAATTGTTAAAGAAATCTTAGCGCATCCTATATCACAAACGGTAATTGATGGGATTAAGGCTGGTCTTGATGAGATTGGTAAACTCTTCGGACCCCTTCAAAATGCGATCAAGCGTATTACTGGCATGGATTTTGGTTCTGGTCAAGGTGGAGGCACATATGATACGTCATCTGGGGGTCTTTTGGCTGGAGGTGGTGTTGATATGGGATCAGCTGCGAAGGAACAAATCTCTCAAGCAGGATTTGGTGAATCTGAATTCACCTTGTTTAGAGACGCAGTTGCACAAATTGAATCTGGTGGTGAATATGACATCCAGGGTGGATCTGGTGGCATGTATGCTGGTAGATATCAGATGGGTGCAGCTGCAAGACAGGATGCCGCAAGATTCTTAGGTGAACAATATCAAGGAGACGATGAGGCAGCAAGAAAGAGATTCAGAGAAGATCCTGATATGCAAGAGAGATACTTCGCTGCTTACACCAGAGCCAATCATCAGACTCTGATGAGGGATAAGACTTATGCGGCAATGAGTAATGAACAGAAACTCCAAGTTCTTGGTTATGCTCATAACGCTGGAGCTGGGAACGCATTAGATTGGATGAAATCTAACATGCAAGGAAGTTTTGAAGATGGGTTTGGTACGAAGTCCTCAAAGTATGCAGATGCCATAAGGAGAGCTCAAGAAAAAAGAAGACAACCACTGCCACCATCCATGAGATCAAGGGGTACAACACCTGTTGCTGGAGAGAGTATTGTGTCAAGTGACATTAAGGATTTTAGAAAGTTTAGAACCTCAATGGGTGGAAGTGCCACAAGACAACCAACTGCTAACCCTGATTATTATCAGATCAGAGAAATGGGTGTTTATGGAAGTGGTAATTATAATATTAGTCCTTTGGCTGATGACACCAATTATGAGATTGGACTACACAAAGGTGCAGGACACCATGAGAACAGAGCCTTTGACATTCCAGTCCCTCCCAATTCTGCACAGGGTGACAGAGTTGCAAAGTTCTGGAGAGATCGTGGATACACAGTGATTTGGAGATCGGCTGGTCACTATGATCACGTTCATGTGGAAGTTCCGAAAGCGAGAGCTGAAGAGTTCTTCAAAGTGATTCCAGAACTTCAGAAGCCAGCTCCTCCAAGTGACAGAGCGAAGAAAGTTTCAACCGAACCCTCTTACAGTAAAACTAAAAAGACTGTTGTGGTTGCATCCAACCCTCCAGCAACACCAGTTGTTGTTGGTGGGGGTGGTTCAGGTCTTCCCGCCTCTGGCGGTTCTGACAAAAAGGCGTTAAATAGTCTTACGAGACAAAGAGCAAATAGTCAACTCTATTCCGCATAATGGAGAATCCAAACACAGGTGCAGGTAACATAAAGAAGTTCCAAGTCACCAACAATCGAACTGGTAACTCTGTGGATCTCTCTGCAGGTATTGTTGAGTATAGTTTTTACGAGAATGTTCTCTCAAACAATATTACTGCACGTGCTATTGTTGTTGAAACTGGTAACCAAGATCAAGGTGCTCAGGACAGCACCATTGATGGACTTCCCATCCGAGGTGGTGAGAAGGTCGTCATTGAGGTTGAAGATGCCACACAACAACCCATCACTCTTCGTAATCCTTTGAGAGTTAATAAGATTGGTAAGGCGACGCCTGGAACAAGACAGGATGTTTATGTTCTTGAGCTTGCAACCGATGAGTATCATTTGAATGAGCAGACGAGGGTAACGAAACAATATCAAGGAAAGATCTCCGATAATGTGAGAACGATCCTTACAGAGGTTTTGAAGACAGAGGAACCCCTTGACATTGACGACACAGCACTGGATATTAATTTCTTTGGTAACACCAAGAAACCATTTTACACTGTGACATGGTTGGCATCAAAGTCAGTTCCCGACACGGGTGTGGGTGCAGCTGCTGGTTATCTCTTTTATCAGACAAGAGATGGCCTGTTCTTCAAATCAATTGACAAGTTATTTGAACAAGAACCAACTAAAAAGTTCTTCCTGAATGACACACAAGCTCTTCCACCTGGTTACGATGCAAAGGTGTTGAAGTATAATATTGGAAGTAACATCGATCTCCACACTCAACAATCAATCGGTGCTTACAACAACAGAAGCATCTACTTTGATTTTTATGCAATGAACTATAAGGTTGTTGATTTTAGTATTGAAGAACAAGAGGGAAAGGCAAAAACAGCTGGACCGGATTACATCAATGTTGATGAAGAGTTTGTGGCGGAACCCACCAGACTTTACAATCACATTCTTGATGTTGGTGTCAATCCTCCTGGTTCTGGTGATGAGCAACTGAGGAATCAGAAAAAAGATCCAACTGCACCAAACTACAAAGCAGAAGACACAATGGTTCAGACCATTATGAGATATAATCAGATGTTCACTGTTAGGGCTGATGTTATTATTCCTGGTGACTTTACTATCAAGTGTGGAGACATCGTTCAATGTGACTTCCCACAACTAAAAGGTGGAAGAGAACAAGAAATAAACAGACAAAGTGGTGGTAAATACATGGTGGCATCTGTTTGTCATCGAATTACAGGAAAGGATACATTGACGAGTCTTGGTTTGGTTAGAGATTCGTTTGGTAAAGAGGGAGGTTTCTGATAATGATGGACGATTTATTGAGACAACATTTTGTTGGCCGGGATGGATACACCTGGTGGATAGGACAGATTGCTCCTGAGGAGACTTGGAAGAATAACATTCCTGGACAACCAGAACCAGATAACACTTCGATTCTTGGTTTCTCTGAGAGATACCGTGTGAGAATCATGGGTTATCACACAGACAGCACATTTGATGTTGCAGACGAGGAACTCCCCTGGGCATACATCATGTACCCAGTCACTGCTGGTGGTGGAGGCAGAGGATCTTATCAGTCATCAAACATTGCTGCTGGTAACTTCGTCATTGGTTTCTTCATTGATGGACCCAACGCACAACTTCCCATCATCCAAGGAATTATTGGTAACAATGATTACCAAGAAGTGATGAAGGAGTTGAATGGTGATAAGAGATTTGTTCCTGTAACTGGTCATCAACCAGGTGAAAAGATTCCAACCACACAGGTGAAGGCAATTCCTGGTGCTGGAGAAACTGCACCACAAGAAAACTCATCTGGTGCCACAACCAATAGGGATTACGTTGAGAGCACGACAGGAAACAACACTCAGACAGACTTCCAATCTCAAGAGAGTAAGAAAAGCGGTCAAAGGGACAAACCTCTTGCTGAAACACAAGAGTGTGATCCAGCACAAACTGGCAAATTCCAACAACAGTTACAAAACGCTCTTCGGGACATTCAAGAGCTCCAGAGGTCAATTTATGACACAAGGAGTGCATTGTCATTGGAGACAGCTGACATTCAGGCAGAGATTGATGCCAAGATTGACGAGGCTTCTAAGTTGATTTCAGGAACAATCAAGAACGGAATCAATGAAGTTGAGGCAGCCATTCAGAGAGAAACCAATGAAAAACTAAAACAGGCTTACAACAAGGTCTTCCCTAATGAGATGCCTGATGTCATGAAAACAACAGAGAAAGTTGTAGACGCAATTGCTTGTGCATTTAGAGAAGAGGTTAATGGCACGGGAGGAACAGTTGCAGATATGTTGGGATTGGCATCAAACAGAATGGTCAACGCTGACAACTGTGCTGCTGAGATTGCAATGGGGATCTTGTATGGTATTGCTGTGGGTGGTGCCTCTAAATCACTAGGAGAAGGACTTGGTGATCTCGCTACTGGTGTCGTTGATGACACCACTGGGATTGTTGGTGACGCCGCTGGTGACATTGTTGGAACTGTTAGTGGTACAGCAGATCAAGCTCTTAGTGCCGCTGGTGATGTTGTTGGGGCTGTTGGTGATCTAACATCGGCAATCTCAGATGTCACAAGTGGTGCTAAAAGTTTTGTCAAGGATCCTTTGTCATTCTTGGGTTGTGAAGAGGACCCTAAGTGTAACACAGTCACAATTTACAGTCTGTGGAATGGGTCAAAAGTGAGTGGAAAACCTGGCATTTCAGGGGTGATGGACTCAATGAAAAACTCTGTTGATTCTGTAACAGGAGTTGTTGATGCAGTAACAGGCACCCCAGATGATATTGAAAGTATTTTGAATGAGACTCTGGGAGAATTTAAAAATCTCTTCAATAATCCAAACTGTGATAGTGGACCCAACAGTGCAAAAGAATGTGGGCCACCAACAACCAAGTACATGAACACTGGTGGTGGTTCTGGTGCTTCTGGAAATGTCATCGTCAGTGTAGCTGGTGAGGTTCTTGGTTACGATCCCATTGATTTTGGAACTGGTTATTCGAAAAACACAACTGCTTATATTGATGACGATTGTGGAACTGGAAGTGGTGCTATCATTAAACCAGTCATCGAAGACTACACCTACACAGATGATGAAGGTAATGAAGTGAAAACCCAAGGTGTTGTTGACATAATTGTTCTTGATCCTGGAGCAGATTACACACCAACACCAAATGGAAACAAAGGTGGATTTGGAAGTGTGTGGAAGTATTCAAATGAAACTCTTATCACTCATCCTGATAAAACATTTGACCCACCCATTCCTCCTGGTTATGAAGTTGAGGTGACACCTGGTGATGGAGTCGAACTCCCACCTGGAACGGAGATTGTCACTGAACCGACCTCACCTAATGAGACAACTGGTGAAAGTGGTGGTGAGACAATCGTTGGTGGAGCCACTCACATCGTCCAACGTCCTGGAATATTTACAACTCCTTTCCCACTTGACAAACCAGTCGGAGAGAGTTATCCTTCAGAATCAGATGGTGCTTATCCTGTTCTTCTTTATCTTTGTGAGATCATCATTCAGGAAGCTGGTGTTGGTTATCAAACAGGAGATGAAGTTGTCATTGAACCGTCTTATGGTGCAACCGCAGTCATGGAGGCAGACAATGTTGGAAGAGTAAATAAGGTTAAAGTTACCGCAGGAGGAGAGGGTTTCAAAGAAATGCCACTGATTTATGTCAGATCGGCAACTGGTTTCAACTCTGTCTTAAGTGCCAAGTTCTGTGTCAAACAGGTTGGTAAGGATGAGATGTTCGAACCAGAAATTCAGGAAAAAGTGGTCACAGTCGTTAACTGTGTTGGAGCAAGACCAGTTGGATATGTAAATGGGAAACCATATTATGGTCCATTCCACACACATAATGGCAGAAAGATGGTGGGAGCGGTACATACCTCCGAGCCTCATGCTTTTATTGAGGATGTCCCCATCGTCCCAACACCTCTCCCCGAGGTTGAGGTTAGAAGTTCATCAACAACATCCACACCAGCGTCAACGTCAACATCAACGTCAACAACACCGACACCGACACCCACTTCAACTCCAGTCCAAGCTCCGGTCCCAACACCCACTCCAACACCTGCTCCGAGTCCAACACCTGCTCCGAGTCCAACACCTGCTCCGAGTCCAACTCCGAGCCCTGCTCCATCACCAAGTCCAAGCCCAAGTCCAAGTCCATCACCTGGTGGTGGAGGAGGATATGGAGGTTATTGATAAATGACAGAACAACTAAGGAGAACAACAAGTGGCTGAAAGAAAGAATTGGCACCAGGTTAGATATGGCACCGCTGAAGGTGAACTGAAGTTCGGTCATCTTCACGATGACAACGAGCAGTCTGCCGTCATGGTGAGAAATGGTAGATCAAAAAACCATTATGTAACACTTGATCAAACTGGTGGACCAAACAGAAAACATGGAACCACCTGTAGGTCTCCTGGAGCATTCCAAGTTGAGGCAGGATCTGCTGTTCCAGTAGACACTCCTGGCATTATGTTTGATGCCGAAAATGGAGACATTGTGATAAAGGCACCGAATGGGAGAATTCGGATGGAAGCCATCAACGTTGACATTCTTGCCATTGGTGGTGATGGTAGCAATGGAAACGTTCAGATTGAAGCAAATGAAAAGGTTCTTGTAAAGACCAAAGCATTTGATGTTCAATCAAAAGTCTCAAGCAAGATTTTCTCAGAGAAGACAGTTGATGTTATTGGAAACTCAATCTGTAATCTTTATGGTGGAATTCTTGATTGTGCTGATGGATCCACAAAGATCATTGGATCCAAAACACCATCAACAAATGAAGAACAAAACAGAGTGAGGACAGCATGAAGGTACCTGATTTATATGTTGGTAAACAGTTATTTGTTGGTCTTGGTAAGGCCATTTCGCTTGGAGTAGGAGACGCTGCAATTCGTGGGTCTGCTTACATGGAAGGTCCAACAGTAACTGGATCCCCATCAGTGTTTCCCAATGTTTGGGCAACATCAATGATTGGACCTACTGTAAACAGTGAGTCTCCAATACCAGTTATTCCTGGGTCCCTTTGTTACTCAGGTAAAGCCCCTTGGCCCGATTGCCCTGCAAATCCATTTTCTCTTGCTGTTATTGGACCAGCAGCATTTATGGGTCCAGTTAACACCAATCATGATGTGGTTGTTGGTATCGATCTTCTTGCACAGGGTGAAGTCAAATCTAATTGTGGTGGACATGTTCTTTCAAACAAGAAAGACTTTGACATTCCTCACCCAACAAAAGAAGGGTGGAGACTGAGACACACCTGTCCAGAAGCACCTTATAATGATGTTTATGTGAGAGGGAGACTGAAAAACAGTGACACCATTCTTCTTCCAGAATATTGGACTGAGTTTGTTGATAAGCAATCAATCACAGTAAACATCACTCCTGTTGGTGCTCCTCAATCAATCTATGTAAAGAGAATTGAGGGAAATAAGATTATTTTGTCTTCACAAGGTGCAATTCCAATCAACTGTCATTATCATGTGTTTGGTGACAGAAAGGATGGGGACAGGTTGATTCCTGAATATGAAGGAGAATCTCCAGCAGATTATCCTGGAAACAATGACGAATATTCAATTCTTGGTTATCATTATGACATCAGAGAGGAAAGAAAATGAGTGAAACACCGGGCTATTCAGAAGCATTTATTCCTGGGAATACAGGTTCAGACAGTTGCTCTGATGATCAAGTTTGGGGAGACCCATCAACAGTCTATTCTTACATCCTGAAACCCAGGATGAAACCAGAAGATGAGTGGGATGCTCAATGTGACCCACTTTATCACAAGACAGCAAAGATTGACAGTCTTAGAATCAACACTGACATTCAGGGTCCTGGTGGAAGTGGAGCATTTGCAGTAACTTCTTCTACTGTTGCTTTTTCTGGAGCTGTAACTGCAACGACTGTTACTTGTGGTGGAGCAAAGTGTTTCAACATTCCACACCCAACCAAGGAGAACAAGAGACTTGTTCATGCTTGCATTGAGGGTCCAGAGACTGCAGTTTATGTTCGTGGTCGTCTGACAGACAATAGTGTTATTGAACTTCCAGATTATTGGAAAGGTCTTGTTGATCCAGACTCCATCACTGTTTCCCTGACACAGATTGGTTCCTCACAGGATTTGATTGTTGAGGGGGTTGAATGGGGAAACAAGGTCAGAGTTCGTTCTGGGAATGCTTCTCGAATTGATTGTTATTATAACGTTACAGCAACTCGGATTGACCTGGCACCACTGGAAGTGGAACAGGACGCTTGACAGATTGGATGGGATGGGTTTATGATGTAACCATCCCACAAGAGGTTTTATGAACAGTGATGATCTTTACGATCGTTGTAACGAAGATCCTGAATACCTTGATAATGTTCTTGTTGACATTTGTTCCAGATCTATCATCTTGTTCTCCAATCATGGTAACCAAACTGATGTAACGTGTGAGACTCCCAAACAGTTTATCGAAACACTCACTGCAATTAGAGACAATGTTGACGAAGATGACATTTATTTCAAGAAGCCCAAGGTAACAAACACAAGCGAGGTTTAGTTTTGAAAATAAACATCTGGTATTCAAGTCACGCCACTCAATGGAGATGGGTTCTCACTGATGAAAACAACCACCAAGAAAGTGGTGGTCAGGAGGATCTCAGATCTGCAATGAATGACATTGCTAACACCATTGAGTATCTGGCGACGACTAAATTACCAGAATAAATAAACTTGTGTGAAGGAAGTCGCGACACTATCTGTGCGTGAAAAGGACACCTTAGGGTGTCCTTTTTTTGTGTTCTAAATAAGTTATAACAGAATTAGTGCGCCGGTAAGATGCCCCTATCTCGATTAGATAACTTCCTCAAAAACGTAAGAGGTAACGTAATCTACGTTGCAGGAAATGACCTGGATGCAACCGACGATGTTGCCAACCAAGGCAATTCAAGGTCAAGACCCTTCCTGACAATTCAAAGAGCACTTCTTGAAGCGGTCAGGTTCTCTTACCAGATTGGTCTAAACAACGACAGGTTCGAGTACACAACCATTGTCGTTGATCCTGGAGTTTATTACATTGATAATAGACCTGGTTGGATCCCCGATGGAAGTAACTTCAGACTCAGAAGTGGTGAAGTTACTGCCACTTACGAGGAGATGAATTCGAGGACAAACTTTGACCTGCAGGATCCCAACAACAGACTTTATACTATTAATAGTATCTACGGTGGTGTTATTGTTCCCCGTGGATGTACTATTGTAAGTGTTGATGCAGATAAGACTCAGATCAGACCCCTTTATGTTCCGAGCACGACGAACGAAAATATTGATGCATCAACGATCTTTAGAATTACCAGTGGAAGTTCCATTGAAAATCTGACACTTCTTGATGGTGACCCAACAAGCACTGTTTACACTGATTACACAACCACCAGAGTTAATCCTGACTATTCTCACCACAAACTGTCATCCATTGAATATGTGGATGGTGTAAATGATGTGGACATTAAAGATGAATTTATTGATTATTCTACAAATCGTACAGATTTGCAGATGTATTATGAGAAGATTTCTATTCTTTATGGTGAGAGTTCCAACAGACCCATCACCCCCACTTATCCTGCAGAAGGTGTTGATCTCCAACCCCTCAGTAATGAATTTGAGATCGTCTCTGTAAGTGAAGTTGCAGAAACTGGAATTAGCAGCATCAAAGCTGGTGACGGTGTAACTGCAACAATCCTAGTTACTGTTGATCTTGAAGATCCAATTGATGGAATTGAGATCAATGACCTCATCGAGATTGATGGAGTTTCCGATTCTCGTTACAATGGCAGATTTGTTGTTGACACTGTTCTTGCTCAGAATGATTTTGGTGTAACTCGATTCACTTATAAGACTCTTGTTGCTCCTGATAATGCTCTCCCAACACCTTCTGGTTCATTCTTTACATTATCTGTTGACACAATCAATTCCCCAATTCCTAAGATTTCTAAAGTTTGTGTCAAGTCATCTTATGGTCTCTCTGGTCTGTTCTTTGATGGAGATAAGATTGGTGGAACAAAACAAACAACGGTAACTGGTTTTGATTATGAATCTTTCCAGAATGATAACAATGCTTTCATTCGTTATAACACTGTAAGTGGAACATTTGACGATTCAACTTCTGTGAGTAATCTTCACAGTGATTCTTCTGCAAAGTTCAAACCTGATTTTTATAATTTCGGAGTCAAAGCATTAAATGATGTTGAGATTGAACTCGACAGTTGTGCCTTCACTGGTGGTTATCAACACATTTGTTCAGAGAATGGAGCAAGGGTCTTCTCTAGATCTGCGACCTCTAATTTTGGACAGAGTTCCATGTGCTCAAGAGGATTTACTGATTCCTCCACAACAAGAGAAGACACTGGTTACATCTCTCATATCATCTCTCCAAGAGCAAACCTCAACAACCCCGTCAAGCTTGAGTGGGATCAGATTGATGTTGAGAGAACTGCTGGAATTGGTTCCACCTCCAGACTTTATCTTTACAATGAGACGAACGAGTCCAATCCACCTAAGTCAACACTTCAGGGTTATCACATTGGTGCAGCGGATAATGACCAGTTGAGGGTCAGAATTCATGAGTCAGATTATCACGCTGATATTGTGATGCCTCCAACTGAGAAGGATGCAATCAAGATCACTGGAACAAAGCGTTACACTGTTGGTAGAAATGTCTCAACAGGAAACAGCATTACCTCAAACACTCTGACACTCACTGGCAATCATTCACTTCTGAATGGTGAGACAATCAGAGTTATCAGTGATAATGCCAGACTTCCCGACGGTCTTGACTCTGGTTCGATTTATTACTCAATCACATCTGGTGTGAGTGCCGACCAACTAAAAATTGCAAAAACTTATAATGACGCAGTTCTTGGTGAAGCACTCACAATCAATAACTTGGGTGGAACACTGAGCATTGAGAGTCGTGTTTCCGATAAGGATCCTGGAGATCTTGGACACCCAGTTCAGTTTGATGACTCTGTTAATCAGTGGTTCATTACAGTTGCAGAAAGTGCAACCGATAACACAATTTACCACGTTGTTGTTGGTCTTGGAACTGCTAATCTTGGTGAAACCACGTCTTCAACTCTGTTTGAGAGAACTCCTGACACAAGATCACTGACTGACAGGATTTATCGTTATCGTTATGTCATTCCTGTTTCTTCTGGAATCTCTTCAGCAAAAGTTCCATATAACGGACAAGTCATTCAATCATCCTCCGATGTGAGTGGTGTAACTGACGACGAGGTTGCTCTTCTTTACAGCCCCAGTGGAGTCTCGATGACCAACGCGGGTGAACTGAGAAACCCAAGTTACATCAAACAGACAACTTACAATGGAACCACTGCCTCTTACTTCACTGAGAGGAGACACAATCTTGCAGTGGGTAACATGGTTAAGATTGACAATGTCATCAGCACCATTAACCCCACTGGTGTTGGTAACTCTGGTTACAATGGAGAGTTTACTGTTACTGGAATCACCAGTGCAACTGGTTTCACTGTCACTCTTGCGGATAACCCTGGAACATTCAGTAACAACACCTCTTCAAGAACAACAAGTCTCCCCACCTTCTCTCGTAACGAAGGTAATCACGATTTTTACATTTACAACACAGAAACCATTCAGGACTTCATTCCTGGATCGAGAGATGGAATTTATTATTTGACCGTTCTTAAGTCGTCAAACACTCCCACAGTTTCTCCATTCAATGATGAAGATCAGTTCGCCTTTAGTTCTCCCATAAAAGAGCTTTATCCTCAAATTGATAGGGACAATCCTGTTAATAACCCTCCTGCTGCAAGTCTTTACGCTCTCCCCTATGAACTGGGAACAGTTGTTGTTGATGACCAGAAGAACAGTGTCACCAGAGGGACACTTGAGGAGTCTTATCTCGACTTTGGTGTTGGAATTGGTGTCAGTGACATCACTTCGACAGACGCTGACACTCACACAATCTTTACTGATGTTGAGCATGGTCTCAACAGAATCACATCTCTGACCATCACAAATGGTGGTGCAGGTTATGGTAACGGTGTCGGTGCTGAGAACATTTACAACGCCGGATTGACAACCACAAGTAAATCAGGAGGAGCAACTGCCAGAATCACAGTTGATGCTTCTGGAACAATCACCGCAGTTAAGGTGATGGAAGGTGGTTCAGGTTATGCTGTTGGTGACACTCTGGAAGTGACAGGAACAGCAACCACCACTGGTTACTCGGTTGCAACACTGACAGTTGCTAACATTTACGATAACACTGGAGACACAGTTAGTGTTGCTGGTGTTGGTTCTGAGACTTATTCTGGTTACAATGGACTTTACTCCATTACTGGAATCACAACATCAAAAGAAATCTCAGTAACCTCTGTAAAGAGTGTTTCTGGATTCTCTACTACTGGTGTTGGCGCAACACTCACAAGTTCCTCTTTCGCTAATGTGACTGGAGTTAGACTAGACATTTCTTCTCTGGTTTATAACAATGTAACTGGATTGGCAACAGTTACGACAGTTCAAAATCACGGATTGGTTAGTGGTAATCCCATTAAAATTGCTGGAGCGACTGATGACCTTTACAACAAACTAGTCCCAACAACTGAAATTGTTGGACTCACAACATTCATCGCTAAGATTGGAGTTTCAACTGACTCCCCTGCAGTTTCTGGAACACTAAGAGGTTACAAACCATGCGACGAATCGGCATCTGGTTCGGTCAATTCCACAAATGAGAATTTGGGTGGAAGAGCAGCGATAATTTATGATGGTCCAACTGGAATTACAACCACACTCTCTGATGGAATTGTAACTCCATCTGTGGCTGAGATTGAAATCTCCAACGTTGAGAACTTCAACTTTGAGATTGGTGACTTCCTTCAGATTGATGATGAGTTGTTGAGGATCAAATCAACTGTAACAGCAAACCCTGTCTCTGTGTTTAGAGGTGTTCTCTCAACTGAAGCTTCAACTCACGAGATTGGAAGTGTTGTGAGAAGAGTTAAGGTTATCCCGCGGGAATTGAGAGATCCCTCATTGATATCCTCCAATGGCCACGTCTTCAACTCTGTTGGATTTGGACCTGGTAATCTTTCAACTTCTGCACCCAATAATCAAGCGATTTCTCTGTCCTCTGTTGAGCAGAAACACTCACATGCAAGTAAAACCAACTCTGGTCAGATTATTTACAATGGAACTAACGAAAGAGCAGAGTACTTCGTCAACAACAGAAAGTTTGAAGCTGTAACAGGAAAAGAGATCATCTTTGATGTTCCAAACCCAACAGTAACTGGTGAAGACAGAGGTGCCTTTACAGATGAACCGAACGCCACCAGAGTTACTGCTGTAAGTGGTAACTTTGAAGGTGGAATTAGTGTTGATGGTGGTCCAGATGAGACAACAATCTCAACCTTTGATGGCCCTGTTGTTTTCTCCAACAAGGTAACGTCCACCTCCAATGATGGTCTGGAAGCAAACCACATCCTCATTCAGGGTGACTTGGATGTCTCCAGAAAAATCTCTGTCTCTGATGTCATCCCAACAGAGGCAGGAAATGTTGGTGACATTGTTTATCATGGAGAACCAGTCACTGGTGGAACTCTTGGATGGGTTTATTCCTATCAGAATGAGTGGGTCACATTTGGCAGTGTTGGTCTTAACCCTCAAGGTGATGCACTTCTCACCAGAGTTGGTGTTGCAACAGCCACACTTGATGATGAACTGACAGTTCAAGTTGGGTCTGGTTCTTCACTGGTTGCAATTGATGAAACCGGTGTTGGAATTGGAACCACCGCTAACGAAGTGGCACTCAGAGTTGATGGTGAAGTTTACGCTAACCTCTTCACTGGTGATGGTTCTGGACTGAGAAACCTCAGCAATGACAGTAAGTGGGCTGGAATTACAACTTATTATCCTATCGGACTGGCAGGTGTTGGTGTTGGAACAACCGCACCAGATGTGAATTACTCACTCACAGTGGGTTCACCTGGAACTGGTAAGACTGACATCTTTGTTCATAACAAGGCAGTGTTTGCTGGCCAGGTTGAGTTTACGACAGGAAGTGGACTTGAAATCAACACTGGTGTTAGTAGCATCAGAACAGTTTACAGATTTGATCACCCCAGTGGTCAAATCAACGCTGGAATTGTTACCACAACTTCCATTGTTGTTAACACTGACACACTTGTTTCTTCTGGCACAAGCATCGGTATTGGAACCACAACACCAAATGCAGATTTGGACATTGATGGTTCAACAAGATTGAAAACTTATCATGAAATCGTAAAAACAATTTCCAGTAACTCTGGAATTGCAATTATTGACCTCGCAGAAGCACAAACATTCGCCATCACAGCGACTGAGGACATCACTGAGTTTACACTCACGAATGTTCCCACAAATTCCACAACAGCATTCACTCTGAAAATTACAAACGATTCAACAACCGCAAGATCAATTACCGTCGATAACTTCAAGACCCCTGGTGGTTCTGTGATTGATGTTTATTGGCCTGGTGGTGTTGTTCCGACTGTAACACAGAGTACAAGTGCAGTTGACATTTATTCGTTCATGACTCTTGATGGTGGATCAACACTTTACGGCGCAATTAACGGACAGAACTTCTCATGAGCCCAATCGCTTTTAATGTCTTCAGAGGGACTCAGACAGATCTCGATCTGAATGGTCCCAATCTCTCCTTCCTTCAAAATGTGAGTGATGTTATTGTTGACAGCACTGGTGGTGGTAGTGCCACATTTGTTGGAATTGCAACAGCAACATTTCCCCAATCTGAAAGGGCAACTAACACAGGAACCATCACTTACCAGTGGTTTGAACAGAAGGTTGGTGGTGATGTTAGATTACAAGATGGTGCAAACATTACAGGGACAGCGACAACAACACTCACTCTGAGTAACATTTTCTCTTCCGCAAACAATGGAAGAGACTTTTACCAAGAAGTGAGTTACACACCTGGTCCAACAACTGGTAATGCAATCAACGAACCACTCAAATCTGCAGTTGGTGAGTTGATTATCATTCCCACACTTTCGTTTGTAGAGAATCCAGAACCCATTATTGTTGCTGAACAAGAGACAGCAAGGTTCGTTGCTGTTGCTGAAGTGAGTGATGAGAACTTCCTTCCAATTACTTACTTCTGGACAAAGGATGGTGTCAAACTGACCGACAGTGACACTGTTGTTGGTTCTGCAACCACAACTCTTGAGATTACACTTGACAGTGTTGGTCTTTCCACAATTCAATGTAACGCTGAGATTCAAGCTCAGGACAGAGTTGTAAGTGTTGGAAGCAGTGTTGTTGACCTGACAATCAGAGCACCAGAAAGTAAGTTGAAGTTTGAGGCTTATGACACAAATGGAAATTATAAGACAATCACTCATGACATCTTGACTGATGGAACATTCACTCTCAACAGTGACACCTTTGGAAGTGATTATTCAATTATTCAGTTCACTGCACCTGAACTTGCCATTGACCGAGTAAGAGTGGATGCATTCGCCGCTGCTGGAAAGGACAGATCCATTCATAAAGGTGGTCAGGGTGGAAACTCAAGATTTGACCTTGACCTTGAGGTTGATGTTGAGTACACAATCATTGGAATCTCAAATAACACATCAATCTTTGTTTACAGACAGTCACAACTGATTGCTGTGATTGGTTCTGGTGGTGATGCTGGTTCCATTGGAGATGGTGGAGATGGTGGTGGAATCAACATTGATGGTTCAAGAGGAACTGGAAAGACTCCTGGTGCTGGTGGAGTGTCACCCAACCCCGGAACATTAGAGTTGAATGGTGTGTTTGGTTCTCTCCTTGGTTCGAAGACAAGCAGCATTACAACTTATGTTGGTGATTCCATTGCAACAGGAAATGCTGGTGGACGGTCAATCTCTTGTACCAAAGGTTCTTACTGGACTGATCTTGGAATCTCTCCATGTTCCAACAACTCCACAGATAAAATTAGGTTCTTTGATGACAGCGGACAAGAGATTGTTGACAGCATCAAAATCTTTAGAGGATTCAAAGCAGGTTACACAATCAGCGACACCCGTGGTCTTGGAATCAATGATGGTGGAAATGGAGGAGGTGGTGCCACTGGTGGAGATGGTGGTGTGAATGGTTCTGGTGGTGGCGGTGGAAGTGGTTATTCCAACGGAACATTCGCTCTCCAGGAGTCGAGAAGAGGTGGAAACAACACAACCAACTCCTTTATGACCTTTAGAATTCCTGACTGAGTCTAAATAAAGATAACAGTTTTGCGGTGGATAATGAAACCGCTAATTAAATGGCAGAAAAGTCTTTTATTGTAAGAAAGGGTCTTGAAGTTGCAGAAACTCTCATCTTTACCAATGATGAGATTAACAGTGTTGGAATTGCGTCCACTCAACCTGGTGGTAAGTTAACAGTCTCTGGAACCATTGAAGGCGATGGAATTCGTTTGGTTGGTTTCACCACAGCAGAAAGAGGAATTCACCTTGGTGTTGGTGGAACAGTTATTTCTGCCGAGACAAACACACAAAAAGTTGGAATCAACGAAGCGTCTCCATCATTCCCACTGGAAGTCAAGGACCCAGCAGGAATTGGTGGGACAACTTTGTTTGTGCATGGAAACGTTGGAGTCAGTACTGACCTGATTGTTGATGAGACAGCAACGATTCAGAGAGACCTTACGGTCAATCGTCACTGTCTTGTCTCTGCTGCTGGCATCACAACATTAGCAAGTGAGACAAAGATTACTGGAGCAATCAGTGCTCACATCAACGCAACCAGCAGTCTTGCGGTTGGTTCGACTGCATCCTTTGGTGGAGCAGTTGCTTTCGCCAGTTCGATTGGTGGTCCAGAGGGACACATTGATGACCTGACTGTTAGACGCAACTTACATGTTAATGCAACAGGTTTCAGCACCATTGCAAGTGACCTGAGTGTTACTGGTAATGTCACAACTCATCTTGGAGTTACCAGCAGTCTGTCCATTGGTTCGACATCTGACTTCACTGGAGCAGTTTCATTCGCCAGTTCCATTGGTGGTCCAGAAGCACACATTGATGACCTAACTGTCAGACGTAACTTGTTCGTCTCAAGTGCTGGTGTTGGTACCATTGCAGCAGACATTGCCATCACTGGTTCTGTCACGGAACACCTTGGAGTTACCAGCAGTCTTTCCATCGGTTCCACTTCAGACTTCACTGGAGCAATCTCCTGTGCCAGCTCAATCACCGCTGCCACATTCTTTGGTGCTGGTAATGGACTGACAAACATCAATCCAAGTGAAGTTAACTTGGATGGCACAGACCAAAGACTGGCTGACCTGGACGTTTCTGGCATCGGAACAGTCGCCACATTGGTTGTCAGTGGTGTGTCAACTTTCACAGGAGACATAACCGCAGGAGACATGATCGCAGGACCCGCGGCCAGTTCAGGGCAGATCTCTGCACCAAATCACCTGGGCACGGGCAACACTGCTAACATTCAAGTTAATTCTCAAACAGATGCCAATCCTTCAATCTCTCTAAACCACGCAAAATCGGATAGTCTTGGTTCTGCTTATTTTGCTTTCAATAAAGCAAGTGGTGATTTTACCACTCCAACAATAATTGGAGATAGTAGCACTTATGGATCATTAGTTTTCAACGGATATGATGGTTCAAATTACATAAGAGGAGCACAAATTCAAGTCGAAATGGACGGTATTGCTGGTGTCAACAGCATGCCAGGTCGGATTTTGTTTGAAACCACTGGTATCAACACATCAACACCAGTTGAGAGAATGCGCATCAATTCACTCGGCGAGGTGGGAATTGGCACCGCAGATCCAAAGGTTTCACTTCACGTTGTTGGTGACACACAAATAAGTGGTTTCTGTAGTGCAACCAATTTTCTTGGAGATGGTTCAGCACTCACCAACATCTCAGCATCTGAGGTTGACTTGGATGGAACTTATCAAGACTTCCAAGGTCTGACTGTTGCTGGTGTTACCACACTCACAGAAGGATTGCGTTCAGTTGGATTTACAACTTTCCTTCAGAAGGTTCACATTCTCGATAACGTCCAACTTCAAATTGGTGGAGCAACAGAAGGTGCCACTGGAGACATGAGACTTTATCATGACACTTCAAACAGTTTCATTGATGATAATGGAACAGGTAATCTACAACTTAGAACTATCCTGGGAACAGGAATTGATATGATTGGTGGTGCTAGTACGGAGTACCTCTCAAGATTTATAAAAGATGGCGCTGTTGAACTTTATTATGACGGAAGTAAAATATTAGAAACTCTCGAAGATGGTATTGATGTAACAGGTAATGTTCGGGGTGACCTTTTAAACATCTCTGGAGTTGGAACCATCAGTGGTGGTTTGACAGGAAATGTGACTGGTAATGTTACTGGTGATCTGACTGGCACAGCCACTAACGCTACCAAGGTTAACATCGAGGGATTGGATGCCACCGGAAACCGGGCCATCTTATTCCAGGGAGCTTCAGGAAATGCCGCCACCACTGAAGGTCGTGTTGCTTTGGCCTCCACTACTAACTATCCGAGGATTCAACCATCTACAGGAAAGATAACTGCTGCAGGTGGTGTTGTTGCCAATTTGACTGGTAATGTAACAGGTAACTTGACTGGTGATGTGACTGGCAATGTCACTGGTAATGTTACTGGTGTTTCAACTGGAGCGAACAAAGTCAAACTCTTCTCACTAAGTGGCACAGCAACCAGACAAATCCTCTTTGTTAGTGGGAGTGACTCTGAATATGATCAAGTTGAGATTGACAGCGACGCCGATCAGTTGACATATGCCCCAGATACAAACACATTCTCAGTTTCTAACATTGTTGGTAACTTGACTGGTGATGTAACAGGAACTGCAACCACAGCAACACTTGCAAACACATCAACCATTGTTGCTGGTGTTACAACCTCCAGTTTCATCAACTTCACTGATGGTGGAACAGGAGCACAAGCACTGAAGAGTGACACATCTTTGCGTTACACTCCCACATCACAGACACTTACAACTGGAACAGTTGTTGCCGCTTTGACTGGTGATGTTACAGGTAATGTGGCTGGTAACTTGACTGGTAATGTGACTGGTGATGTTACAGGTAACGCAGACACAGCAACAACTGCATCAAGTTCCACTAACATTCAGATTGATTCTGGTTCCACTAATGCTGACCGACTTATTGTATTCGCTGATGGCACAGGATCTAGTCAAAGAGCAAAGGCTGACACCGACCTAACTTACAACCCATCCACAAACACACTGACGGCAGGAACTTATGACACAAGTTCTGACGAGAGAATCAAGAAAAACATCAATCCGATTGATGACGCTCTGGAGATTCTGAGTGAACTGAATGGTGTTAAGTTTGAGTGGAAAGAGAATGGTCTTCCCTCAGCAGGTGTCATTGCTCAGGATGTTGAGAAAGTTCTCCCAGAACTTGTCCATGAAGTTAACGAAGTCAAGAGAGTGAATTATGATGGACTTATCGGAGTCCTCATTGAATCAGTGAAGACTCTTACAAAGAGAGTTGAAGAACTTGAGAATAAATAGGAGGAGGAGTTGATTTCTTATGGCTGACAAGTATCAAGCGGGGGGATCGCTCCTTGCCGATAGTGAAGAGTTTCTAACAGGTAAAGATGGTACCTTCAGTGGACCGGTAAGTGCATCCGATTTCCATCTAACTGGAGGTATCCAGGCTGGATTACCTTATCCAACTGGTACAGTTTTGTGGTGGCCAGCATCCTCAGCACCAACTGGTTGGGTGCATTGTGATGGTAGTGCGATTAGCAGATCAACAAATTCTGCTTTATTTGCACTCATTGGAACAACATATGGTTCTGGTGATGGATCAACAACCTTCAACGTTCCTACGATTAATGATGACCGTTTTATTCGGGGTTGGGGTAGTTCTGGTGGTCTTGATCCAGGGAGAACTTTTGGATCATCACAAAATAGTGACATAGGAAATCATAGTCACACAGCAAACTCTGCCAATGCTCCACACAATCACACGGTGAACTCCAACGTCAACCAGATGGCTCACAACCATCAGTTCGTGATTTCGGCAGCCAACATGCCACACCAACATAATGCCAACACTGGTGGTGCAAACGCTCCTCACAAACACGGCGGTAACACCCCCACCAATAACAATCACACCCACCCAATACGCAGAAGAGAAAACCGTTCGAACCCCGGCAATAACTATTCTGGACACTGGAACACCAACTCCCCGGCTGATAACGGCATGATGAGGCCTGCAGGAGGTCACACCCACACCGTTGCATTTGCAAATAAACAAAATCCTCACAGTCATCCAGCCAACGTTGGTAATACCAATGCTCCTCACACTCACCCAACCGCGGTTGGGTCATCAAATGCTCCACACAATCATGGAACTAAGACCACTGCTGAAGCGAGTGATGTCTCACATACACACGCATTTGGTGGTGGTGATGGTGGAGATAGTCCAGGGACCATAGTTAGGCCAACTGCCTTCTCAATGATGGCTATTATCAAATTATAAGGAGGAATAAGAATGCCATATAAAGTAACAGGATCAGAAGTCGTTCAAGACGATCTTGACATATCTGGGAGAAATGCCACCTTTGTTGGTGTCGCAACGGCCGCGGCATTTGATGGTTTAAACGTAGCACCTACTGGTTCTATAGCTTGGTTCGCAGATGATACAGCACCAACTGGTTGGCTTGCACTTGATGGTTCCAACGTCAGCAGAACAACTTATTCTAGATTATTCGCCATTTTTGGAACATCATTTGGTTCTGGTGATGGTTCATCAACCTTCGGGTTGCCTGACATGAGAGGTCGGTTCTTCAAACACGAATCGAGCGGCAACTCGTTGACGAAGACAGGTGGAATTCCTCCACATAATCATTCACTTTCTGCCGGTAATGCAGCTCACGAGCACCCTGGATCTAATTTCTCTAGCATTAATGCACCACACGCTCATCCAGCCAACACTGGTGGTCACAACACTCCTCATACTCATCCAGGAAATGCTGGTAATGTAAACGCTCCTCACAGCCATACCACAAACACAAATAATGCAGGAAGTCACCACCATGAATTTACAGGAGCTGATGATATCGAAATTGACAACACTAACTCCAGAGACAAATTTGTAAACGGCCCTGGTCCCGCGTCGCAAAATGCGAACACCTTTGGAGGTGGAGCTCATAGTCACCCCACAATTAATTGCAACACTGTCAATGCCCCACACAGCCATGCTGCGAACACCAACAATAATCAGGTTCCCCATAATCATAGCTCGTCTATGTCGAATAACAATGTCCCTCACACTCACCCAGCTAACTTAAATACTGTTAACGCTCCACATAGTCACGGTGCTGGTTCTTTCACCGGCGGGGCCAGTGGTTATGTCAGACCCAAAAACATCGCTCTTCTTCCCATCGTAAAGACCTGATCATGTCATTCAAAGTATCTACTTCAACAATCATTGATAACAATCAAGATTATACATTCCAGGGAGGAACTTTCACAGGAACCTTAACTTCCAATGGTGGGTTTAACTGGGGAGATGTTCCTGTTGGAATTATGCACTGGTGGGTTAAAAGTAACGTATCAGATCTCCCATCTAATTGGCTTCATTGTAATGGCCAGGCAATCAGCAGAACAACTTATTCTGCTTTATTTGCAGTCATTGGGACAGACTATGGTGCTGGTGATGGGTCAACAACCTTCAACCTCCCTGACACCAGAGATCACTACATTATGGGTGATGGGTCTGGATCTGTTGGTGCTGGTCCACATGCACCTCTAATCTCTGACCACTCTCACCCCAGTAACACATTAGGCCAAAAAGTAAACATTCCTCATACTCACACAGCGACTTCTGGTTCTGCAAACGCTCCACACACTCACAACGCTAACACCTCTAACGCTTCGAACGCTCCACACAATCACACCGCGGCGACTAGTCAAGCCAACATGCCACACAGCCATAATGGCAACACTGGCCCCAATGGAGGTCACACTCATGCAGCCGGTACTGTTCCAACATCCGAAGTCGAAGCTTCGCCATCTGGTAATCAAAATTATGCAGCCAAAAACGTAAACCAACTCATTCCCGAGGGAACACGGCCTGCAGGAAGTCACTCTCACCCCGTTGCTGGAACGACCCAGAATGCTCCACATAGTCACAGCTTGCCATGGGGAGGGAACGCACCTCATAGTCACACCGCCAATATCAATCAAACAAACATTCCACATAGTCACGGCTTGTCGGTGACTGATGCTAATGTTCCACATAGTCACACCACTGATGCAACAAATAACAACCCTGTTTCAGCTTCCAACAGTGGTGTGGAGTTGCATAGTTATCTCATGAGACTTATCATCAAGGTTACATAAACCACAATTTCAGTTATAATGTCAAAATATTGATTACCCAAAATGAGATCTAAATTATTTTCCATCCTTGGTAACTCATATAAAGTTATACCGAATTACATCCCAAAGAAAGAAGCAATTAAACTTGGGAAGAAATTTGAGAAAGAAAGTCGCGAAAAGAATTTACCAGCTAACGGTGGAGACCTTGTGGGAGAAAACCACGCCGATGAATACATGAACCCAGTTCATGTTGCTCTTCTTTCTGAGAAAACCAAGTTTCTAAACAAGTTGTTGGGAGAGAAGGTTGTCCCAAGTTATTGTTATTCTCGTGTCTACAGGTCTGGAACTCATCTCGCCAGACATAAAGACAGACCTGCCTGTGAAGTGTCTTTGAGTGTTCATCTTTATGGGACACAAGAATGGGCATTTGGCATTGTTGATAAAGATGGAAAAGACATTGAGGTTATTCTTCAACCTGGTGATGCCATCCTCTATGATGCACCTTATGCGGAACACTGGAGACCACCATTTCCAGGAAATGATGATGATGTTTATGTTCAAACATTTCAACATTATGTCTTTTTGAATGGAAAGTTTGAGAATGAGATCTTTGACAAGAAGAACTCAGTAAAGAGTGTTGGTATTTCTAATGACCTAAAGTCTCAGATTTTTCTCTCTAAGGGTGTCTTTACAAAGAAAGAATGTAAAAAGATCATCAAAAGGGCAATCAAGGTGGATGATTGGGAACCACAACAAACTGTGGGAAAACATGAAGGTGTCAGGGTTTGTGATGGATGGTTTATTCCAAAAATAGAAGAGATTGACTCCTTAATACACAGTAAGGTTAATGAGGTTCTAAGAAAATCGGAGATCTATTATACTGAACTTGGAGGAAGTCCCCAAATTAATGAGGATCATGGTTATACAGTTTTGAAGTACATACCTGGTGGAAAGTATGATCAGCATATTGATCAGGGTCTAACTCACAACAGAGTTCTCACAATGATTATTGCTCTCAATGATGATTATGAGGGTGGTGAGGTTGAATTCTGGGAAGGAAAATATAAGTTAAGATTAAATAAGGGGGATGTTTTAGTTTTCCCCTCCAATTTCATGTTCCCCCATGCAATTGTTCCGATCAAATCAGGGGAAAGATATTCTATTGTTACTTGGATCACTTGATATGAATTACGAACTTGAATTAATTGAAGAGATGAGGAAGGCTCACTCCAATGATGATTTTGTGAGAGAATTTAAAGGAAACTTATCACCCAAAGTTTGTAAACAAATAATTGATTTGTTTGAGAAAGAGACATATCTCGCTACTCCTGGAGAAACTGGAGCTGGACTGGACACTACGATCAAAGATAGTCTAGATCTAATGATAGGTTACGCAGTAACAGAGTCCAAAAAAGAAAAAAGAAGAAAGAAGTGGAAGAAATTAGATGGAATTCTCTGCGATGCCTTGAGTAAAGGAGTTAAGGAATATTACAGCCAATTTAAGGTTTTTGATGAAAAGTATCCACATGCTTGGACGGCATTTAACCATCCTGAACTTGTTGACACTGGATATCAAATTCAAAAGACGACTCCAAAATCTGGTGGATACGTTCCACACCATGATTCAAGGTCAGAATTCATAGGAGATCGCGCTCAGACAAGACAGCTGACATTCATCTGGTATCTAAACGATGTTGATGGTGGACCAACTGGGTTCGTCACAGGGAGAGACATTCAACCAGAGGAAGGAAAGTTGGTCCTCTTCCCAGCAACATGGAACATGGTTCACTGGGGTGTTCCACCCAACACGGGAAGCAAATACATTGTTACAGGTTGGTTGTATGATTGACAACCTGGAGAGAGACCTGTAAGATACCAGTGTTGCACCTTCTTATGACCGCTTCCGACAAGTTAATTTTTGTGTCATCCTTCTTCATTCTCATGAACTGGGGTGTTAGGGTAACTCAAGCTCTGATCAACCATGCTCTTAACTGAAATCACTGGTCACAACTCAAGAAAGAAACTCTGTAGGAGTGTTATTCAGTGGTTTGACGCTAAGTATCTAAAGGATTACACAATCGACCTCACAGTCCATCACAGAGGTCTCAAAAGAGAGGGTGTCTTTGGTTGGTGTACTCCTGAGACTGATGACATTGACCCTCGTGAGTTTCTCGTTGAAGTTCACAATAGACTGGATGTGGACGCTTATGTAAAGATTCTCCTTCATGAACTTTGGCATGTCTATCAACATGTCCGAGGTGATCTTGTCGATTATCCAGAGAAAAGATGTTGGAAAGGCATCGACCACACAGATACAAATTATGAAGATCAACCCTGGGAAAAGGAAGCAGTTGAGATGGAGGATGAACTCTATGAAGGATACTTAGAGTCATGAACATCAGCATCTACAGTTATTATGCAACACTTCTAATCTTCTTGATCATTGTGTATATGATCTCACAAGATCAACTTCTCGCAGCAAGAATTGACCTCAACTTCAGAGCTTTTATGTTAAACTTGCAGAAGTTGTGGCTTATGATCAAACTTCACCCACGGAATTTCATCACTAACTGGCAATTCGAACGTAAGTACAGAAACAGGAACAAGAAATGAACTACAACAAAGTTTGGGAAAAGATGAATCATCTTGAGGAATCTTTCAGTTCAATCTCTACAATCAAAGAACTTGTCGATGATGTTGATCGAATGATTGATTGTGAGGATTTTGAGAAAGCAAAGGAATCAGCAACAGTTCTGAAAGGTTATCTTGAAATCTTCACTCGTAAGTGGGACAAAGCATTCCGAAGTGCTTGGAATGATGTTGTCATCCCTTGTAAGATTGAGGATCTTCACAGTTACTCTGAACTCAATTACTCTGAGATCGCAGATGCTCTCGAAGAAGAAAAGCGACTGGATGAGACTTGTGGAACTCTCTGAACAACAGTGGAGACAAATGAAAATTCTTCTCAGGATGAAGAGGAATCTTCCTCACCTCTTTGATGAATCTGCAGAAATGCGTTGGAATCAACTCAGAGGGTTGGCAACTTCACATAAACGAGTTAATCTAGGTTCTGTAGCACCTCCGCACACTAAATAGATTCTGGAGGGAAACAACTATTGTTTTTCAAGGTCAAAACAATGTCCAAAGAAAAAGATCCAAACGACAAGTACTCAGAGTACGACTTCGGTCTTCACTGTAAAGAAGAACACAAGGAAGATGAGTGGGACTCTGAACACGACGGCAAAATTGCTGATTGGCATGAACGGCATCGAGATCAACTCTTAGATGACTTCTGCGATACACATCCAGGTTCTCCGATGTGTAAGGTCTTCGACGTTTGATTATGAGAGCCGAACAAATGTTAGTGGATCTCCAAACACACATAACGTATTTGGAGACCACAATAGAAAAACAAAAAAGAGAAATTGAAAAGTTAAAACAACTTATTCAATTAATACAAGATGCTTCTCCTCATTCAAAAAAGTTTGATCTCTGAGTTGATTTAATCAAAATGTCCGACAAAGAAAAAGCGGCACTCAATCTCATGATTGAGAGTGTACTCAAACCTGATTCAAAGTTGAGAGGTTGTGCATACAACCAAGGTTGTTATGAAGAATTGATGCTCTGGCGTGGAAGAATCCTGGAGCAACTTTATACTTATGAAAAAGGTGATTCGAATGAAGTTCCGTCTGAAGTATGACAAGCCCAAGAAGAAGGGTCATTGGTCGCGCCAAGAAGCAACATTTTATGACATGAATGACCTTCTCTGGTACAAAGACATTATACTGGAGTCTGGTTGTAAAAACTACACGATTACACCTGTTGATTGATTATGGAACTCTTCTTCCATCGTGCCCCAGATGGTTACGAATACGTTATTGACGACTTCAACACCACAACCAAACGCATCTGGATTCTCAATCGATCCAGAGAATTTATCTATCGTGAGGGTGCTGGACCTCCACGATCTGTTTGGGGTTTCTACAAACCAAAGTCAAAGAAGTTTTACTCACCAATCAACCACAAAAAGGTTGGTAAGGAAGTTGACTTGAAAGAAACATCCCCTTATTCTGCAATGCCACTCAACCTAAACCCACTAGAATCAATTCTCTATGGAAACTCGTAAAGAGAAGATGCAGTTTGAATACGAAACTCCAAGAGTTGACGATTATGTGAGGTGGACCACATCAACTGGGATGGTTCATGAAGGATGGGTTTATTTTGCTGGTGATGAATATATTACAATCGAACTTGGGGTAAAGGATAAACCCAACTGCGAATACACAAGGAACGAGAAGCACAAAAAGATTCATAACTTACTTGTGTGTCAAAACTGGTACTGGTCTGAGTTAGAATATATCAAGACCAGAAAGGTTAGTAAATAGACACATAGACTTATGAGACTTAAATGAAAAGAACTTTATTTGCTCTGGCACTTTTGTTGTCAGGAATGATTCCTGCGGGAGCCACACAATACACCGATGAAGTTGACTTCTCAACAAATCCCATCAGTGAAGTTGACTACAACTCAAACCATTCGATGGGTTGTATGTTACTTCAGGAATGTACTGCTGGTGTTGTCGAAATCACCTCATTGCAGGACCTGAAAGATTATTATGGTGAATATTCTGAACTTCCAGCAGAGTTTGAGAGCCTCCTGGAAGTTTTTGACGAAATTGGAATCAAAGTTTTCATTGCACCTGAGGAATACTTTGTTCAGAACACTCGTGGTGTTTATCACACAGTTTCAAACAATTTCTTCCTCAATGCAAAATACATGCAACATAAACATCATCTGATGTCTGTTGTTCGTCATGAAGGTTGGCATGCAGCACAGGATTGTATGGCTGGAAGCATCAATAACTCATACATCGCTGTGATCCGCAATGACGATGACATTCCTCAGCTTTGGAAAGACATGGCTGAAGAACTTTATCCCCCAAGTGCTGTTCCCTGGGAGCAAGAAGCGGGATGGGCAGGAAGAACTGAGGGCATGACCCTTGAGGCACTCCGCGCGTGTGCTTCACCGACACCCATGTGGGAAATCTTGGAACCCACACCACTGACGCGTCAGTTCCTGGTCGATAAGGGTTTCATCAAATGACAACAATTTACGTCTTATTCTTGACACTGGGTCTCTGTGGTGTAATGCATGTTACCATTCCTGGGAGGTATCGATAAGAAAAGTCAAGTCTTAAGAATAAATAAAACACTTGACAGACCCCAGCTGTCAGTCTAAAATTAACTCACATTCACCAGTCAGAACGATGCAACTTTCTTCTTTACCGGGTCAGAAAACGAAATATCGCATCACTCTTGAACTTGATGTTTTTGAAGATTTCTCACCCAATGACATTGATTGGGAGAAAGTCCTTGACATTCAAGGAGATGAATCGATTAAATCTTATGTCGAAGATCTCTCGGTGGATGTTTGGTAATTGTTAAGACACCTTACAAAGGTGTCTTTTTTATGCTAAAATAGTATTACTTGAGTCAGTAAAATGGTTCTTCTTCCTCCTGTTCCTGTCGAGATTCCAGATGAGACCATCGAAATGAGGGAATCAGTTCGCAAGTTGATTGAACTTGATCCAAAAAATGATGAGTGGAGTCACGATCATGATGATGGAGACTTTGAGTTGGAAACAATGGAGACTGTTTATTGATAAATAAGAAGAAGCTGTCTTTAGAAGAATGAAGAATCTGAGAGATTTTGTGTCTGAAGCAACTTACGATCCGGATATTGCTGGTCGTTCTCAGATTAGAACAATGGGACAGGGTGGCAGACTGGCACCTTCTAAGAAGAAAGACGCAGCTCAGAAGACAAGAATGAAAGCCGCTGGTGGCGGTAAAATGGTCCCTGCAAAGGATTACAAACCTCGTTCTGACATTGGAACACCCAAACCCAAGTCCGCAAACATTCAACAACCCACGAAAGAACGTGGGTCTGCTGAGGTCAAACAGTCTTACGCAGATAAAGTAAGAGCTGAGAGAAAAGCCGCAGCACAAGCAAGAATTGCTGCTAAGAAATCAGGTGGTGAAGTGAAGAAAGACACCACATCTGCCAAAGCAAGTGAGAAGCAGGCAACTGAACTTCTGAAGAAAAAGACAACCAAGGCTGTCAACCCTAATTACAAGCCAGCCAAGGCTTCAGGGATGACACGTCAGGAAAGAATGAAGGTCACACGGAGAGGTGAGACTGAACTTCGTGGTATCATGAAGCAACAAGAAACTGATCGTTATAAGAAAGAAACGGGACAAAACCCTGATGCTAAGGGAAGAACAAAGATCATGGGAAGAGTTCACAAACGCATGAGCACTTGATATGTCATAATAAGGGGGAACTTCTACCACTATTACTGGCAGTCATGATCAAAGAAATCTTGTCCAAGTTATTCACTCAAAAACCTAAAGACCTTGAGTGTGCCATTGATGAAGATAAAGTTGATTG